CAAAATGAAGAAGTTAGAGAGTTATTTTTAAGGAAGGTACAGATGAAAAAACCCGGAGCATGGAGCTTTTCTTCGATCAAGCTATATGATACTTGCCCTCGTAAGTACGAGGCGGAGAAGATCACCAAAGAAGTAGTATTCACTGACACTGAGGCTACACTTTATGGAAAAGAGCTGCATACCGCAGCGGAAGAGTACGTACGCGATGACAAGCCACTCCTGCCCAAGTTTTCTCATATACAGTCTTACCTAGACAGCCTAAAGAGATTCCCCGGTGATAAGCATTGCGAACTCAAAATGGGGTTGAAGAAAGAGGACGGTAAGCTGGTAGCCTGTGACTTCTTTGACAAGGACGTATGGTTTAGAGGCATAGCCGACCTGATTATCATAAATGACAGCACAGGCTGGGTGCTGGACTACAAGACAGGCAAAAGCTCTCGTTATGCAGACATAAAGCAGTTGGCGCTGATGGCAGCGTGTATGTTCGCCAAGTTTCCGCAGTTGGAAAAAGTGAAGGCGATGCTGTGGTTCATCGTGCCTAATGACCGCATACAGAGTGTCTACACCCGTGACGAGGCTTTCACTATTTTCTCTGACCTGCATGGTATACTTGCACAACGAGAAATGTCTTATGAAACAGGCGTGTTCAACCCAAAACCGAATGGTTTATGCGGCAAGTGGTGCGAAGCACTATCTTGTGAGCATAACGGCAGAAATAGATAGGAGAAGGCGATGCCCTCTAAGGTGAGAGACTACAAGCGTGATTGGCAGAATGAAAAGGCACGGCAGAAAAAAGATGGCGGTGTCCTTCAAGCGAAGCTGGCCCGGCAACGCGCTAGGTACAAACTGGATAAAGAAGGTGTGGATAGAACCGGCAAAGACATAGCTCATAAAAAGGCTTTGTCAAAAGGCGGCTCTAATGCAGACGGATATTTTTTAACCTCTAAGCATGACAATCGTAGCTATGCTAGAGCTAGCAACCACAAACCCAAAGCAACTTATGACAGTCCGAAAAAGAAAAAATGAAAGTAACAACCAAAAGCGTTAAGCAGTTAGCGCTGAACGCCGGGATGCCGCAAGAGGTCATAGATCGGTTCTTGGATGAATTGATAAACATGACCTTTGTGGTAGCCCGTCGTGAGAGGAAGCACTGCTACAAACAGATCAAAGAGTGGGTGCACAGCGGCGATGTTATCAAACCCGATGTGCAGGATGTTCTTAAAATTTCAGATGAGGATGAAGCCTACGACATTCTCTAAAGGTATTTAGCGAAACAATATGGGTCGTCGCTCCCTAAGCGATGTGGTGAAATTATGGAAGTATTAGCAAACAGCGCACTTGTTGTGCGTACAAAGAACCCAGACAAAATCACTCAGGTGATTCAAAAGTCCAAGGTTATAAAAGAAGGGCATGGAGTGCACGATGTTGCTGTGCATTGGAGTCTGGGCAATGCCATGATTTTGAAAAATCTAGGCTTCAAAAAGGTGCTATCACCTATCCTTGGTAAGTATGATTGGCCCGGAATATACAGCCCGTTTGACCATCAGAGGGACACGGCATCGTTTCTGACATTGCACAGGAGAGCGTTTTGCCTTAATGCAATGGGGACGGGGAAGACCTCTGCTGTAGCATGGGCCGCAGACTACCTGCTGAACACCAAAGCAATAAAGCGCGTGTTGATCGTATGCCCGCTGTCTATCATGGATTGTGCATGGAGATCAGACCTATTCAATACAGTTATGCACAGGCGAGTGGGTATAGCCCACGGCACGAAAGAGCAGCGCATTGCCGTTATAAAGGGTAAGGCGGATTTTGTCATCATCAACTATGACGGGATTGAAGTGGTGCGTGATGAGATATTGCAGGGTGGCTTTGACCTGATCGTGTGTGACGAGAGCACTGCGCTAAAGAATGTAAAGACAAGGCGATGGAAGACGCTAAACTCATTGATAAAGGCAGACACATGGCTCTGGCTATTGACAGGAACACCCGCAGCGCAGTCACCAGAAGATGCGTATGGTCAGGCTAGGCTAGTGAATCCAAGCGCTGTGCCGGGATATGCTGGAGCATGGAAAGACAAAGTGATGCTAAAAACGTCGCAGTTCAAATACGTTCCGCGCCCAGAAGCTCAAGATATTGTGTATGAAGCGCTTCAGCCAGCCATTCGATACAAGACAGAAGACTGCCTAGACTTACCGGATATGCTGTACTCAGATAGGGAAATACCTATGACAGCACAGCAGAAAAAATACTATGATAAGCTGAGGAAAGAGCAGCTCATTCAGGCGGCAGGGACGGACATATCAGCGGTAAATGCCGCTGTGCAGATGGGGAAGCTATTGCAAATTTCGTCTGGCTCCGTATACTCTGACACTGGAGAGGTTGTTGAGTTTGACTGCTCTAACAAACTGGAAGAATTGCTGGACATTGTTCAGCAAGCCTCGCATAAAACGCTAGTGTTTTGCGCCTTTAGGCACTCGATAGATTTGGTCGAGCGCTACCTGAATAAGCATGGCATAACCACAGCGGCGATACATGGCGATGTGTCGGCTAAAAAGCGCACGGTTATTTTCAAAGAGTTTCAGACTGATAAAAACCCACAGGTGCTAATCATTCAGCCACAGGCGGCGGCACATGGGGTTACACTGACAGCAGCTAATACGGTAGTATGGTTCTCCCCAACGACATCGGCGGAGACATATTTACAGGCCAATGCACGGGTGCATAGATCAGGGCAGAAGAATCCCTGCTTGGTAGTCCACCTATGTAGCAGTCCTGTTGAGACCAAATTGTACAAAGCGCTAGCCAGCCGCACACTGGCGCAAAAAAGTTTGTTGGAAATGTATCAGAGCTTTTTGGGAGGTGCCTTGTAAAAACATAGTAAAAACAGTATAATACCCGCACACCGAAGGTATTCGGTGGGAACTAGACAACAGAGGTTAATATGGAAAATGAAGCGCAAATTGTAGACGCTAGCCTTTTGGCGAAAGAATACATAGAACTAAAAACAGAACTGGAGATTCTCGAAGACAAGCATAAAAAAGAACAAGCTGTATTGAAGGATAGAATGGAGGACATACGCGCCCAGATGAATGTTCTGTGCAACACACAGGGGGCGTCTAGCATACGCACACCGCACGGGACGATTATTCGCACAACCACTACGCGCTATTGGACAAACGACTGGGGTTCACTACACGGTGTAATCATCAAGTATAACGCACCGTACCTACTCGAAAAGCGCATTTGCGGTTCTGCAATGAAAGAGTTCTTGGAAGAGCATCCAGAGGCACACCCCGCTGGAATGAATGTTGACAGTGCCTACACTGTCATGGTTCGCCGCCCTACCAAGAAAATTTAATACGTAAATAGGAAAACACAATGGCTACTAATGTAACTTTATTCCGCGATGAGACTGACCTTGTTATCAACAAAGCTGACAGCACAGGTCTTGATGAGATTACTAAACGACTGCTGGGCAATGCGAACTACAAGCGCATTTCTATAAAGGGTGGCAAATTCCGCATGATCGTTAATGGGCAGGAAGCGGCGCGTAGCCCTGACTCCAAGATGGATGTAGTTATCGTCAATGCTGCACCTCATGTTAGCAGAGCCTATTATGCGAAGCTGTATGACCCCAATGCTATTTCCGTACCTGACTGCTGGTCGAATGATGGCATAAAGCCTGACGCAAGGTCAGCGGCACCGCAGGGCAAAACCTGTGAGACCTGCCCTATGAACAAATCGGGTTCAGGTTCTAATGGCAAGAGCCGCGCTTGCAAATACTCTCGCAGATTGGCAGTGCTGCTGGGCAACAACATAGAGAACAGCGACGTATATCAGATGCAGCTTGCGCCTACTTCACTGTTTGGCAAGGCTCCCGATGAAGACCACATGGGCTTGGACGCTTATGTTAAGCACCTCGCAGCGTACAACTATTCAATCACGCGGGTTGTGACTGAAATGCGCTTCGATGAACACTCAGATACACCCCGCCTGTATTTCCGTGCGGTGCGTAGGCTCAAGGGCGACGAGTTAACCATAGCAGCAGAGAAGGGTGCTAGTCCTGAAGCAGAAGCAGCTATCGTGTTCAATCCGGGCACTCTTGATGCAAGTGCAAGAAAAGATGCGGCAGTAGCGCCTACTCCATTCCGTGAAGAGGCCGAGCCTGTGGTGCGTAGCAACAAGAGCAAGCC